TGTGCCCCTTGCTGGGGCCTCTATTTGACCCCTTCTGCACTCTGGCTACTCCGAGGCTATTGCGGGGTTCTGGTGTACGGTACGCCACGGCTTTGACCCGCACCGTGGCTACTGGGACTGCCGAGGCTTTGACCCCGCCTCGCGGTTGTGGGTACTTGTGGACAACTACTTACTGATGGGAGCGCCGTGGCTGAGAAGAAGACGGTCAAGATTACTGGCGTGAAGCATACTGTGAAGAAGGTTGGCAAGAAGGTTGTTGTCGATCATGCTGGTTCTAGTGGTAAGAAGTGGGACAAGCTTGATCTCACTGAGAAGGCTGGCGCTAAGACCGTGAAGCAGGGTGTTGCGGCTAGCAGGAAGTATCACAAGACTGAACCGCACAAGAAGGGCAAGTAATCATGGCCGAAAAGAAGAAGGCAACTGGAGCTGGACCCTACTCGGGGTACTCAAAGAACTACCAGCCGATCAAGTCGTCTAAGGGTACCGCCGCTGAGAAGCTTGTTCAGAAGGGCGTGCGAGCTCTTGCCAAGGATGGATCTAAGACTGCACGTGTCAAGGGGCCGGATGGCAAGATGCGTACGGTAACCATTCAGGAGGCTGGTGGACTGGGTAAGGTCGTGTCTGCCGTTGCCAAGAATCTTCTGCCGAAGGGTGAGAAGGCTGCTGCAGGTGGCCGCACTGGTGGTGCCAAGGTTGTGCCTGGTCCCCTGACTCGTGGACAGAAGGCGCAGAACAAGTCTGCCGAGACGTATAAGACTGTGACTCCTCGTACTGAGAAGCAGAAGGCTGCCGATGCGGCCTCTTCCGCTCGCATGAAGAAGGTTCAGTCCAAGGCACGGAACGCTAACCGTAATGCTGCCGCCGCTGGCGGGGCAGGTTTTGCTGCTGGAGTGGTTGCCAGTGACAAGAAGCCCAAGGGTGCCCCTTCGAACAAGTCCGTTCAGGCCGCCGCAAAGAAGAAGCAGCAAGCGAAGGGCAAGTAATCATGGCGGCTCCTGGTCGTAAGGCTAACGAGCCGCTGGTCGAAATTAAGCAGCGGTTTCTGAAAGAGATTTCTGCGGGTTCTACCGTCAAGGATGCCCTCATCAAGGTGGGCCGGCATCAGACGGCGTATGAGCGGTGGCGTAGAGATGATGCCGAGTTTCTGTCGGCAGTGACCCGTATACGCAACATGCAGCAGCTTGGCTCTTCGGAGCGTGGCGAGGAGATGTCTTTCCCTGAGTTCTCGGAGAAGTATCTTGGTGCGCATGTTTTCCCGCATATGCAGAATGTGGTGGATCTGATTGAGGGCAATCCGCCTTCTTGGACCCACCCAGCAATGACTTGGCTGCCGGGTGAACGCGACCTGGTTATGGTAAATATGCCACCCGAGCACGCCAAAACCACTTCCATCACGATCAACTACGTGACGTATCGTATTGCGATGGACCCCAATATCCGCGTGATCTTGATTTCTAAGACTGCGGAGATGGCGAAGAAGATGCTGTACGCGATCAAGACGCGACTTACGCATCCCCGCTATCAGGAGATGATTAACGCCTATGGCCCTCCAGGCGGCTTCGATAAGGAGTCTGAGGCGTGGAATCAGAACATGATCTACATATCGGACAATGCACGCGATTCGGGTGAAAAAGACCCAACTGTACAGGCTCTGGGTATTCGTGGGCATGTATACGGTGCGCGTGCTGATCTGATCATCATGGATGACTGCGTGGATATGACCAATGCCCACGAGTATGACAAGCAGATTCACTGGTTGCAGTCGGAAGTTATCTCCCGTATTAGTGCCTCGGGCACGATGCTGGTGGTAGGTACCCGCCTGTCCAGTAAGGATCTGTATTCTGAACTTCATGACCCGTCTCGGTACCCCGATGATGAGTCTCCCTGGTCGTACCTGGCTATGCCAGCGGTACTAGAGTTCAATGACCGGGTTGAGGATTGGGTTACCCTCTGGCCTCGTTCTAACCAGCCTGAAGCTGGCGCTAAGGGCGAGGCTCTAGAGCCTGATGAAGATGGATGGTTCCCTAAGTGGGACGGTGTTCGTCTATCTAAGAAGCGTAAGCGTGTGTCACCGAGGGCTTGGGCCATGGTGTACATGCAGCAGCAGGTTGCTGACGATGCAGTATTCCACCCTGATGCCGTGCGTGCCGCCATTAACGGTAACCGTATGGCCGGCATTATGCCGAAGGGTATGGTGAACTGCCGCGAACGTGGCATGGAAGGGCTAGTCGTCATGGCTGGCCTAGACCCCGCCACCTCGGGCTGTACTGCCGCTGTATGTATCGGCTTGGATCTGTCCACTAACAAGCGTTATGTGCTGGATGTATACAATAAGGCTGGCACTAGCCCCGAGGGCATCCGTGATGTGATCAAGCAGTGGACCGATAAGTACGGGATCATTGAGTGGCGCATCGAGAAGAATGGCTTCCAGGGCTTCCTGGTGCATGACCGTGAAGTGAACGAGTTCTGCTCTAACCGTGGAACTATCATTCGACCCCACTTCACCGGTGCCAACAAGCACGACTCGGACTTCGGTGTGGCAGCGATGACTACCTTGTTCTCAGGCTATGAGGACGGTAATCAGATGATTGAACTGCCGTCCACTCAGGGTCAAGAGTCAATGAAGCAGTTTATTGAGCAGCTTGTCACTTGGGCACCTAGCGCACCCAAGGGTCAGAAGACTGACATTGTTATGGCGTTGTGGTTTGCCGAACTGGCTTGCCGAGACCGAGTGTTACTCGCCAGTAACTTCGCGAAACATAACACAAAGAACCCTTTCCTCACACCGTGGGACAAGAAGGGGCAAATAACTATTGATCTTGTTGACCTTGAGGCCCGTCGGGCTTGGATGACGGTCGGGGCTTAGGAGGAATCTTGACGGACTACAACCGTTACAATAAGGACAGTGTGGTGATGTTCGGCAACGTGCAGGCAACTGCCGGTCCCGCCGACCTTGCCAGCATTCGCTCCATGTACGACCGTCTGAAGTCACGGTTCTCAGAGCGCGACCAGCGTATGCAGAACGTTCTCGCTGTACGCCAGGGCCGTATGCGCGACGTGTACCCCGAACTGTTCCCCGATGGCCCGTTTGATCGTGGCATTGTAGCGAACATGGTGGACGTGGCGGCACGTGATCTTGCCGAGGTACTGGCACCACTGCCCTCATTCAACTGCTCAGCTTCGTCCATGACTTCGGACAAGGCACGCGAGTTCGCTGACATTCGCACCAAGATCGTTAACGGCTACGTTGACATCTCGGACATGCAGAAGCAGATGTACACCGCTGCCGACCGCTATTTCACGTACGGTTTCGTCCCAGCAATGGTCGAGATCGACATGAACAAGATGACACCGCGCATCAAGTTTTTCGACTCCATCGGCTCCTACCCCGTCTTTGATCGCTGGGGAAACGTTGAAGCCTGCTACTTCACGTTCTACAAGACTCGTGACGAACTGCTCGGAATGTACCCCGAAGCGAAGGGTGCTCTTGAGCGTCCAGGTGCTGGCAGTGACCGTGTAGAGGTAGTTCGCTACCACGACAAGCACGTAGACGTACTGTACTTGGCGCAGGACCAGAACGGTCTTGTCCTTGAGGCAGCAAAGAACCCCATCGGTCAGTGCATGGTTGTGTGGACTCAGCGCCCTGGTGTTGACGACGACTCACATGGACAGTTCGATGACGTTCTTGCAGTGCAGGTTGCTAAGGCACGCTTCGCGCTGCTGTCCCTTGAGGCTGCACAGAAGGCAGTCCAGGCACCTATCGTTCTACCGCCCGACGCACAGGAACTCGCATTCGGTTCGGACTCCATTATCCGTACCGCTAACGGTGACCGTGTTCGCCGCGTACCCATTGAGGTGCCGCAGGCGGCATTCGCCCAGCAGGGTGTACTGGATCAGGAACTTCGCCAGGGTTCACGCTACCCCAACGCCCGTAGTGGCGAGGTAGACGGTTCCACTGTCACGGGTCGTGGCGTTCAGGCACTCATGTCTGGCTTCGATACGCAGATCCGTACAGGCCAGTCCATGTTCGCTAGGTCCATTCGTGACCTGATTATGATGTGCTTCGAAGTTGACGAAAAGCTCTTCGGTGACATGAAGAAGGTCATGCGTGGAAATGCCGACGGCACCCCGTATGAAATCAAGTACACTCCCAGCAAGGACATCAAGGGTGACCATACGGTCGATGTCCAGTACGGTCTCATGGCCGGACTTGACCCCAACCGTGCTCTCGTGTTTGGTCTCCAGGCACGAGGTGATCGTCTCATTTCACGAGACTTCCTGCGTAGGCAGATGCCATTCGCGTTGAACGCGACCGAAGAGGAACAGCGTGTTGACATCGAAGAGATGCGGGACGCGTTGAAGCAGGCCGTTGCAGGCTATGCTCAGGCAATTCCGGTACTAGCCCAGAACGGGCAAGATCCGGGTGACATTCTGTCACGCCTCTCTGCCATTATTATCGGTCGGCAACGTGGTAAGTCCATCGAAGAAGTGGTGGCACAGGCGTTTGAACCGCAGGAGATTCCCACGCCACCGGGTGCGGGTGAAGCCATGGCAGCAGGCCCAGGAGAAATGGGCGCTCCAGGTGAAGTACCCCCCGGTGGTGGCGGGGGTGGCCTTGAGGGTCTTGGCGAGGGTTCTGGTTTGATGCGTGGTGTTGCACCTGGTCAGGCTGGTATGGCTCCTGGTGGTCGCCCTGATCTTCAGATGCTTATGGCTTCCCTTGGTGCTGGTGGGGAACCGAATCTTACTGCTGGCGTTTCGCGCCGTCTACCGATCTAGGGAGTGTAATGCCTGCTAAGAAGAAGTCCAAGGTTGAGAAGGTCATGCACGAGTTCAAGACTGGAACGCTACATAGTGGCAAGAAGGGTCCAGTTGTGAAGAACAAGAAGCAGGCTATTGCTATCGCATTGTCGGAGGCCGGCAAGTCTAAGCCTGCCGCCAAGAAGACCGCTAAGAAGACCATGAAGAAGGGTAAGTAGTTATGGCTCCGAAGAAGGACCCCAACTTTGGTGCTCAGGGTAAGCTGGGTGGCATGGGTGGCAAGTACGGTCGTAAGGCCGAGAACCTTACCAACAAGGAGTTGAAGGCTGCTGGTGGCGCTAAGGCTGCCGCTACCCGCAAGGTAGACATTTCGCAGACCAAGCGTGACACCACTCGTGGTATTACTCTTGGCCCGAAGGGTAAGCCGCTGACGGGCAAGGTAGTTCTTCAGAATGGCAATACTGCCGTGTACAAGGATGGCAAGCGAGTTGTTGCTGCCAAGAAGTCTACTTCTCCGAATAAGAATAACGGCAAGGATACATCGGTTAGTGCTGCTGATCGTGCTCGCGCTGCGGCGATGAAGTCCGGCAAGGCTGATGCCGCTAAGCGTTCTGCTGCTGGCGTTGACAAGGCTCCTAACGCTGCGCGTAAGGCTGCCTCTAACGCAGATGCGAAGAAGCGCGTTACTAAGAATACTGAAGCAAAGCAATATAAAAGCGCTTGGACCGAGCCAATAACTTGGGATGGCTTTCGTAATTTCATGAATCGTGGAAGGTAATTAGTTATGTGTATCCAGTGTGGATGTGGCAAGAAGATGGGCCAGGGTCGCGGTATTCCGCAGGCCGCTTCCGTTCCCACGTACGATCCGATGGCTAAGCCGTGGACCTCTCATGAGGAAATGGAAGACTCCAAGGAGAAGTAGTGCCTAATCAAGATCCACGCCTCAAGCGTGCAGGTGTTGAAGGCTACAACAAGCCGAAACGCACACCAAGTCACCCCACTAAGTCACACGTTGTTGTGGCGAAGGAAGGCGACAAAGTGAAGACTATTCGTTTCGGGCAGCAGGGCGTGACGGGTGACCGTCAACCGACTAAGCGTCAAGCTTCGTTTAAGGCTCGCCATGCTGAGAACATTGCTAAAGGTAAAATGTCAGCAGCCTATTGGGCTAACAAAGTTAAGTGGTAAAGGAGAAACACATGGCACAGCCTGGTCGCGGAAGCCACGGAGCAGCCCCTACGGCAGCACCGATTTCTGAGAAGAAGGTCCAGTCGAACGGTGGCGCAAAGCAGGGTGATACCAAGTTTGGTCACATCACGCCTGGTGTCAAGGGTTCGAAGAACAAGTAACTAGAGGGAGCATCATGCGCGGATTATCGAACGACATTCACTGTCACATTTCATATGGCGATATCCGTGTAGCGATGGTCGCGGAGGGCTGTTCATGGTCGCCTGACGTTGCTCGCGATATCACCAACCGTACTGCCGAGGTGTGGCATAACACGCTTCTGGAGTTGTACCGGTTCGGTATGTTGGAGCAGCCCTCCGATGAAGAATACGAAGACGACGATGAAGATGACGATATCGGTGTCACCTTCAATGAGAAGCTTATACACGAGCGTATCGTGAGATTGGAAGGCGAAGATGGCTGATAGGCGTGGAGGTATGCGTACTCCCAGTAGCCCCGCACCAGTCTCAGGACCAGGTGCTCTTTCTCGCCGTACCGATGGTGGACCGCAGCAGCAGACCACGAAGATGACTGGTATGGCTTATGGTGAGAATGCTGACTATAACGATATGCAGCAGTCTGCACCGATGTCTGCTTCACAGTCAGCCAAGTCTCCCGCCGTTCAGCGCCGTCAGGCACAGACGACCGGCAAGAAAGCCGCTTCAGCGAAGCCGCTGTTCTCCCCGACTGACCGTCCCGAGGAGCCCGTTACCGCGGGTGCCCCGTTCGGTCCTGGTGATGGCCCGACCATGCAGCCTGGTGTCGGCGCTATCGCCACGTCAGATGCTAAGGGTCTCGCTAAGTATCTTCCTCAGATGATGACGATGGCTGGCGATCCGAATACTCCGGATGGTTTCAAGCGTTTCGTGCGTCATCTGCGTAACATGCAAGGAGCGTAATGCCTCGCTTTGTTGACAACATCGACGCTGTTGTGGCGAAGATTGGTACCGAGAATGTTGGCCTCGTCTGGGGTCTTGCTAACGTCAACTGGGATAGTGACGTTGAGCGTGATGATTTTTTGAATACGATTACTACTCCTCAAGGAGCGTAAATGGCTGAAGCTCCAAAGCGGTGGAAGAACCGTGACCCGTTGGCTTGGGACAGTGCTCCCACTGCTGACGCGGCGGTTCCTTCCGCTACTGAGTCGCCTTACGCTAATCCTGCGGATTTTGATATTAATGCTCCTGTTCCTGGACGGCCTTCCGTTCCTGATCTTGAAGAGCAGATTCCGCAGAACGCTAAGGACAATTCCCTTCTGGGTAGTTTCCTCAATGTCATGGACAATATTGTTCCCGATGACATGGGTGGTCTTGTCCGTGGTAGTTCGGGCTGGCTCGGTAACGTTCCTCTTTACGAGGAGACTGTTGGTCGTGTAGCTGGTGCTCCCCTTTCTGCCGCAGAGACGGCATTGAACGTTGTCAACTGGGGCAGCGAGCAGATGAACCATCTCGGTGCTGCACTGTTTTCGGCTCTGCCTGGTGGTATTCAGACTCTGGACTGGGAGCAGGCTCAGGACATTAGCACGGGCCAGGTGTTGACCGCTAACTCTGCTATCAATGCCGGCGACGGTGCTGGTGGTTGGCTGATCAACATTTTCACTTCGCCTATCACGTCAATCGCTACCACTATTGGTCAGAACCAAGATCCAGGTAACGTACTGTATTCGGACGAGTTCAACATTCTTGACCCGGAGATGCGTGAGGAAGCATTCTCTGAGGGTGCAGGCATGTGGTCGTCGGGTATCCTTGACGCTATCTGGCTTGTCGCTGCTGACCCCACCATTGTTGGTGGAAAGGTTACGAACGTTATTCGTTTCGGTACCAAGGTTGGCGAGTTCGGTGGCATGACGAACCAGGCTCTGCGTACCGCTGATCAGGTTGAACGTTTCGCCAATACTCTTGATGAGCAGGCTGCTATCATTGCCGAGCTCGGTGTTGAGGGCGCACGTTCGAGTGGTCGCCTTACGGCTGAGGGTGAGAATCTGATCTCCGCTATGGAGGGTCAGGTTGACGATCTAGTTAACCATCCGTGGGTGAAGAACTCTACAAGCAAGCGCGACACCCGTGCTCTTCTTGCCGAGGTAACCACTGCCGATCCTATTGAGGCTGCTAACCTTGCTGGCGCTCTTGCCGGTAACCCCGCCTCGTGGGGTCGTCTGCGTACTGACAGTGCCGAACTGTATGATGCTGCTGCTCGTGCAATGAACATTGATATCTTCGGGCCGACACCGGGTGCAGCAGTTGATCCGGCAACTATTGGCGTAAGAATGACCGACGATCAAATCGGTATTGCTGACGACATCACTGACGAAGTTCTCGCTACTGGTGTAGATGTTCCAGTGCGTCCGTCTGATATGGATGTACTCCCCGCTGGTCAAATGATTGAGCGTGGAGGTTCACGGGTTGGTGCTCGCACTACACGTGCCGCGAATGCTTGGCGACGTGGCGCACGGTCCAACCAGTTCTCCAACAACGCTTTCAAGAAGTCATCTTCAGTTAACCCGACCAAGGGGAACTACACCTATGACGTTATTGAGGGTATTGCTGGTTCGCGTCCGGTTCGCGTTGTTCGCTGGCTAGGACAAGGAACGCCTAATGGTATCGTTAATCTTAAGAACGGTGCGGATAGTTCAACTTCTCTCGACGAGGTTTCAGCTTATCTGCGCAAGTCTCCGATTGATCAGGCTCGGGCTTCCGCTTACATAAATGAGTTTGCTGCTGCTCGCGATGTAAATACGCGCAAGAGCATTCTCGAAAGAATCGAGCAGGATACTGTAGACAGTATTGCGGCGAAGCAGGGTGTACCACCAGAGACTGCACGCAAGCTTTACAATCAGTACGCAGCACGTAGAGGTGCCGTGCTTGATAACTCCGCTAGAAGCAAGAACAACATCTCGGTTGATCCCGATACTGGCGAGATTATTAAGATGCCAGATTTCTATGCAGAACTTGACCAGGCATACCCGCTTGTTGACATCAAGATGTTTAGCCGTGTTATCAAGGATAACCCGTGGCTTCGGACTAGTGAGGATGTCAGTCTTGCTGCTGACTACATCAACAGTCTGTGGAAGGTTAGTGTTCTTGCACGTCTCGGCTACACGCAGCGTAACCTTGCGGAAGGTGCTTTGCGTTCGTTTGCTGTTCTTGGTGCGATTGCCGCCAATCCGAAAGCCTTGGCTCAGCTTCCTTCCAACGCGAAGTATTACGCTCTTACTCGTCGTGGAGTAAAGGGTATCCGTGCAAAGGAAAAGAACCTGATGGGTTCTTACGATGATCTTCAGAATGCTAGAAACTTTCTAGATGAGGGTCTTGAAGTAGCACGCTTTGACGAGATGCAAAGATTGCGATTTCAAGCGAATGACATTGAGACGAATATAAAGAATCTTCGTCTGGCTGATCCAGTTAAGAATGCTAAGGAAATAAGGAAGCTTCAGCGTCGGGCCGAACGACTCACCAAGGATGCTGACGGCATCCGTGATGACTTTGTTCTTCCCATGATTCCTGAATTAACAGAATCACGTCAGGCTATTGCCGCTATCGAAGGGCAGATCGACAATCTCAGTAACGAAATCCTTGATTCAGTCAAGAAGGTTCGTGAGATTTCCAAGAATCGAAAGACTGCCGGTCGCCAGGGCAATGTCATGGATGACGGTACTGAACTCCTCGGTGCATTCCAGGGTGGCGAGGGTGCCATTGCTGCACTTGCATCTTCCGCTGACCGCACTGCGTACATGACGTTTAATGCTGGTGCGAGTAGCCGTATCCAGGCCCTTGACGCTCTAGCAGAGTACAAGCCGATGGACCCGCGCAAGCTTAAGCCAGAGCAGATGCAGGTATACTTTGACGAGTATACTCTCCGCATCAATAACCGTTACCGTGAGGATACGGTCGGCAAGATGGTCCTTGAGGATCGTCCCGTTGAAGATATTAAGGCTTGGCTTCTGTCGCCTGCTGGAAGCAGTTACAGGCAGAATCTTTCTATTGCCGGTCGTCGTCTTGATTCCGAGCAGCAGGTTGACGCATACGTTGACAGTCTTGTTCGTCGTCTTGATAACGAGATGCCTTCGGACACTAACCTTCGCCAGATGGCACTTGACCATGAGTTGACTTCTGCCGAGGTTGCGGCTGCTCTTCGTGGTCGCGAACTTCCCGTTATTCCTGGCCGTCTTGCCGATGAGGTACTTAGCCCTGGTCTTGGTAAGCGAACTAAGCGCGGAATTGATACCGTCACGGATACGCTCATGCGTTACCTTGGTAGCATCCCTGAGACAAAAATGCTTCGCCATCCCTTCTATGACAACATCTACCGCGCTAAGCAGGCAGAGTTGTGGAAGCGCGGAGTTGCTCAGGGGCAAGAAGTTTCTAGTGAGGCGTTTAAGGCTGGCATCAACACTGCTTCTCACCGTGCAGCACTGAAGGCCACGAAGGAGACACTGTACACGATTGATCGTCTGTCGAATGCGGCAACGATGCTTCGCTTCGTGTCACCGTTCTTCCCTGCTTTTGAGAACAGCATTCGCACTTGGGGTCGTCTTGCTTGGCAGAATCCTGCACTCATTGGTGAAGGTAATCTGCTGTGGAATATCCCGAACAACTTTGGTTGGGTCGTGGATAAGAATGGCGAGAAGGTTGAGCGATCCAACTTCCTTAAGGATGAGGGTAACTACATCATCTGGCCCGAGGCTGTCGCTAACGTCCTAAAGTCCAAGCTGGGTCCGTTCACTCCTGGTGAAGCGCTGATGACTCCGCAGCAGGGCTTTAACGTTCTATTCCCTGGCGGAAACTTCTGGTTCCCTGGTGTCGGTCCTGCTACTCAGATTCCTACCGCTTGGCTTTTGAGAACCAGGCCAGAGGATGCTGAGATTATTCGCAACGCGGTGGGCGAAGAAATGTTTAGGCAGTTGGTTCCGGGTGGTAACCCGAACGCTGACTTGACTGATGCTCTTCTTCCGACTGGTGTTCGTAGAATGAAGCAGATGCTTTCTGGTGATACATCCGATACTGCATTCCTCACTAACTGGAATCAGATGATTGAGGACGAGTACATCACTGCACAGCTTGAGGGTCGCACGATGACCGAGGCTGACATGAAGAAGGTTCAGGAGAAGGCTGACCGTTTCTGGCGTTGGCAGGTTGCTGCAGCATATGTCATGCCGTTTCAGTCGAAGTCTGCATCTAAGTACCAGTTGGAACGCGACGCATGGAACCGTCTGATTGATGACGAGACGCTGAGTTACCAGGAGAAGTTAAAGCGATTCAACGATCAGTACCCTGGCTTTGATGCCATCACTCGTTCGGGTTCGTACACTGAGACTAAGCTTCAGCCGAATCTTTCTACGTGGCAGAAGATCACGAAGAACCCCGAGACGGTTGATCGTCTTTACGCTATCAATCCCGAACTGGTCGGCATGTTCGGCAACATGGGTTCGTTTGATGACCCGTTCTCTTACTCTGTCTACGGAGAGTTCCAGAACATGCGGATCGGCCCGAACCAGGCGAAGGTTAGCCGGAAGATGACTCCGCAGGAGATCATTCGTAATAACCAGTTGAAGGATGGTTGGAGCGAATACTGGCAGGTCAAGGACTATGTTGAAGAACAGGTCATCAAGAATGGTTACAGCAGTCTTCAGGTGAAGGACGCTGAGCCTTTCCGTCAAATCCTTGAAGATGCCGCTGTCAAGCTTGGTGAGCGTTACCCCGCTTGGGGCGAGGAGCGCAAGTCTTACGAGGACAAACTTCCAGACTTTATCAATGGTGCTCGTATCATCGCGGAGAATCCTGAACTGGTTGGCGAGGACACCACGATTGCCACGCTTCGTGACTACCTCGAAGTTCGCGAATATGTCTCTGACGCTTTGAAGAATACTGACGATCAGGACGCTAGGGATGAGTTGAAACTTGTCGGCTACGAAGCGGCCTGGAAGTTACGCCAGAAGGATATTGGTTTCGCTGACTTCTATGACCAGTATCTTTACCGTGACGATTTTAGGAGTATCTAATGGCTGGCGATATTGTTGCCGACGCTAAGGCTAAGGCTGGTGCTATTACTGGCGGTGCTGGTAGTGGCAAGTCTGTATGGTTGGGTAGCGGTAAGGGTAGCACTACTAGCACGTACAGTGGCGGTGTCCCGATTACTACCCCGTCGCAGAACTATTCTACTGTTGAGAAGATGCAGAACAGTATCATCTCTTGGGGTGCTGCACGTTCACCAATGTATGACACTTACGTTAGCAAGCTGATCAACGGTGGCTTCATGTCAAAGACCTTTGCCGATCAGCCCCTAACCGCCGCTAAGGCTCTTGAGAGTGCCGTTGAAATGTTCCAGTCGTACAACGGTACTGGTGGAACTCTTGGCTTCGACGACTGGTTTGACTGGTATTCAAGCACTGGCACTGGTGGCAAGTCTGGTGGTCGTGGTGGATACAGTGGTCCGGTAACAACTACAACTACTACCGTGTACGACGACCGTGCCGCTGAGACTGTTCTTCAGAAGATGGCTCGTGAAACGTTTGGTCGTAACCTGACAAAGAGTGAGGCTAAGCGTTACGCAACTGAACTCCAGAGGGCGCAGCGAGAGAATCCTGCCGTTACTCGTTCCGAGGGTACTGGTGCTTCCCGTTCCAGTATGACCACTTCCGCTGTCGGTGGAGAGGTTCTGGCGCAGGATCTTCTGACCGCTGAGGACGAGGCTATTGATTTTGCTGCTGAGAGCACTGGTCTTGACCAGATGTGGAATAGCATCAACCGAGGACTGGATGTGATGTATGGCCGCTAAGCCGAAGCCGAAGAAGCCGGCAGAGAACTGGACTACTCAGGCTTTCAAGAATGGTTACAACAAGGCTCTCATTGATACCGACACCACTGGCTCCTTGAAGGAGTTCTGGGACTGGTGGCGTAGCGAGTTTAAGAAGTACGGCGAAGCCCCCACTCAGGAGGCCGTTGATCGTCGCATGGATCAGACGCAGTGGTATGCGGAACGTACTGCTGCTCAGGAGCGTGCTGCTCTTCAGGAGATTGAGAACCCTGAAGACTTCAAGGCCAGTGTTGAGATTGTCAAGTCTAGCCTTCGCGAGACTCTTGACGCTCTTGGCATTGAGTATGATGACGCTTACCTGACTCAGGTTGCTCGTGACTCTAAGATCAATGGTTGGAGTCCTGACCAGATCAAGCAGAGTGTTGTTCCTCGAATTGAGGAGCAGATCAAGGCTGGTGGCGATCTTCGCGGTAAGGCTGGTGACTACCAGACTGAACTGATGAAGTGGTCTAAGGCTAACGGTATCGCGTTGACGAACGAGGCCGCTGCAGCGTTCATTTCTCGTGGTGCTACCGGTGCCCAGTCACTTGATGACGCTAAGCAGGAACTGCGTGACATGTATCTGGTTGGTGCGTATCCGGCTTGGAGCGACAAGATCCGTGAGGGTTACGACCCGTCTGTTCTTGCTGCACCGTACAAGACTGTTGCTGAGAACTTGCTGGAGCTTGGCGAGAACCAACTCGGAATGAATGACCAACTGATGCAGAAGGCCATGCAGGGTGTCGGTGCTGACGGTAAGCCTGCGGTTGTTCCGATCTGGGAGTTTGAGAAGCAGGTTCGTGCTGATCCTCGCTGGCAGAAGACCGATAACGCCTATAAGACGTATACGGATGTCGGTACGGATATCCTTCGAATGTTTGGGTTTAGGTGATCTGAGTGGCTGTTAAGAAGAAGACTGGTCCCACTACTGGTCCTGCTACTGGCTTGCTTGACGCAATGAAGGCTGCTTCCGATGCCGCCGCTACACAGAGGGCATCTCAACTGGCCCTGCAGAAGGATGCCGCTATTGCTGCTGGTATCACTGGAGGTGCGGCTTCCGCTGCTGCTAAGCCGGTTGCTGCAGCCAAGACTGCTGAGGAACTTTATTGGGAGAATGAGACTCGTCTTGCTAACGAGAGGGCGGTATCGCAGGATCGCGCCAATCGTGAAGACGCTAAGTCTTTCCTGAACTCCATGCTTGCGCAGTACGGTTTGGGTTCCCTCGCTGGCGAGGTTGACCGTCTTGTAAACGAGTGGGGCACCCAGACTGGTGTCATCGCTGAGAAGATCAAGACGACTGAACCGTACAAGGTTCGCTTCAAGGGTCTTACTGCGATGCAGGCTAAGGGTATTACCGACATTGCCAACGAAGCTGACTATATTCGTCTTGAGTCTAACTACCGTCAGGCTTTCCGTGAGGCAGGCTTGCAGTCATTCCTCGGTGCCGCTGGTGCCCAGTCTGAGATTGATTCTATTGCTCGACTCGCTGGTGACTTCTCCGTATCGGTAAACGAGGTTCGGGATCGTATCACGGATGCACAGCGTGTGATTGCGGATACCCCGCAGGAGGTTCGGGATTCACTTCAGCGTTACTACAACGTTGATCCTGCCACTCTCGTGTCGTACGTTCTTGATCCGACTAAGACTTCTTCGCAGGTGAACCGTCTCGCTAATACTGCGATCATCGGTGGTTACGGTCGCCGTGCCGGTCTTGACGTTAGCCTTGAGGGTGCCGGCGGAATGTCTGACCTGGCTCAAGGTAATGATCTTAACCTTGACCTGTTGCAGACTGATCTTGCTGCTGCTCGCACGATCCGTGACGAGACTAAGCGTCTTGCTCAGATCGAGGGACAGGATCTCACGGATACTGAGGCTTTCCAGGCACAGTTGAAGACTAGTGCTGAGGCTGAGCAGAAGGTCAAGAGACTTCAGTCTAGTGAGCGTGGACGTTTTGGTGGATCTTCTGGATTCGCAAAGGGCGCATTGTCGCGTCCGACAGTGTTCTAAATAGAACACCCGTAGCAAGCCCCAAGGTGGGGCAGCAGGCTGTAAACCTGTCGCTTAGGCACGCAAGGTTCGATTCCTTGGCTACGGACTCTCGTCAGACCGACCGGCCCTGACGATGCAAAGACCGGTAGCAATAGCCACATTCATCTCCCCTGGTGGGTGTGTGGATTGCGTAACACTAATGAATGGGAGTAATAAAATGGCCGACAATTACGACTGGGAAGATGACGACGACGACTTCGAGTCACCGTCAAAGGGAAGCACCGATGTTCTTAAGGAACTTCGTAAGGCTAACCGTGCTAAGGAACGGCAACTGAAGGAACTTCAGGACCAGCTTAACCAGATGCAGTCTTCTGTTCGTGAACGGTCAGTTAAGGACGTGCTTGAGTCCAAGGGTTTGAACAGCAAGATTGCTGCTTTCATCCCGAAGGATATCACGTCTGCTGATGATGTCGCAGCGTGGGTGGACGAATACGGTGACGTGTTCGGTGCCACCAATGCCGTGGACTCAAGCGAGGCCGAATCCTCGCCGGCTCAGTTTAACCCTGAGCTTGCTGCTTTGAATCGGATTTCCCAGGCACAGTCCTCGGGTCAACCGTTCTCAAGCGACCCGGCCCAGATTGCAGCGCAGATTGCGTCTGCTTCCAGCATTGAAGAACTGAACATGCTTCTGTTCAAGAATGCTGCTGGACCAAACGTATCGTAAACGATACGGCCTATCCAATTATAACTCACCATTAGGAGGTGACAACGCAACATGGCTAACGCATATACTGATACCACTGCGCTTGCTGGTCTCGTTAAGACCGCTTACGACCGCTACGTTGAGTTCGCTCTTCGTTCGCAGCCGCTGTTCCGCAACCTTGCCGACAAGCGCCCCGTCCAGCAGGCAATGCCCGGTTCGTCCGTGGTGTTCTCCCTGTACAATGATCTCGCTGCACAGACCAGCACTCTCACTGAGACTGTTGATCCCGATGCCGTGGCGATCAGCAACGTTGATACCGTTTCGGTTACCCTGAACGAGTACGGCAACGTCGTCCTGAACACCCGTAAGCTTGGCGAGTTCGCTTTCTCGGACGTTGATCCGGGTGTTGCGAACATCGTTGCTTACAACATGGCTGACTCGATCGACAAGATTGTCGTGAACGTCCTCCGTGCAGGCACGAACGTTCTCTACGGTGGCGATGCTGCTGCAACGAACCAGATTGTTGCCGCTGATACCGCTACTGCTGCTCTCGTGTCGAAGGCTGTCGCGAAGCTTCGTGGCGCTAACGCTGTCCCGCGTGACGGAATGCTGTACGCAGCATACGTTCACCCGGACGTGGCGTTCGATCTCCGTGCCGAGTCCGGTTCGGGTTCGTTCGATGACATCCGTAAGTACACCGAGGGCAACGTCGGTAACATCCTCGGTGGTGTTATGGGCGTTCTCGGTGGTGCGTACTTCGTGGAGACCCCGCGTGCGTACGTTGCTACCGATGGTGCTTCTTCGGAGCCCGTCTACCGTACGATCATCGCTGGCAAGCAGGCTCTCGCTGAGGCGACTGCTGTTGAGCCCGGTGTGGTGCTCGGCCCGGTCGTTGACAAGCTGCAGCGTTTCCGTCCGGTCGGCTGGTACAGCCTGCAGGGCTGGAGCCGTTACCGCGAAGAGGCTCTGTACCGCATTGAGTCTTCGTCCAGCATCTCCTAGTTTCTAGGAACGCTATCGGCGGGGGGTCACGGTTAAAAGCCGTGGCCCTCCGTCTACTCAATAATCTTTGGAGAGTAAATGTCGTATTACCTTGATCTGCCTACGAGCCTAGAATCGTATACGGACAATATTCTCCTGTCTCGTTTCCCCATTGATCACGGTATCTCACTGTTGATTACAGAGTCTGGGGCCACGTTCACTGGTTTACTTCAGCAGTTCCCTGACCAGGTTCAGGTTCGTAACGCTACGTATTACTACGCCGGTGGACATTACTACGTTCTTACACAGCCAGAGATTGATGCTATTACTGCTGCTGGTTTCGAGGATCTTATCAAGGAGATCGTGTGAATTGTCGCTCGGGTTGCCGAACTAAAGATCATGCTTCGTATGCAGAATGTCTGCAGTCTGCGAACGTGACCATTGCCGGCACGATCAACAGTCCCTTGCAGTCCATGTATGAGGACACTAAGCGGGATCTTCGTGACTACAAGCAGGCTCGTGCTGACGGTATCCGTCCCGAGGGTACGAGTGGTGCAAAGATCAAGGCAGCAATGGAGGCGACGAAACTTCTCGGTCGCCCGTATGACTCGCAGAAGGATGCTCCTGCGTCAATGATTAATTCCAAGAATACGGCTAAGGCCGCTAACCTTATTGCGAGTGATGCCTAATGTCTACGTTTGCCCAGCTCACTGACGCTACGCTTATGTATCTGGATGGTTTTTCTACCGTTCAGGATCAGGCTACCTATCTGCAGCAGTCTACTACGGCTGATGCCTTGTCTCTCACTGTCGCGGATACGACTGCGTTGTCTCGTGGTCTGCTGGAGATTGAGGACGAACTGATCCAGGTTGATACGATTGACGCTGGTTCCGCTACTCTCGTCATCCCACCTTACGGTCGCGGGTTTAGGTCTACTACTGCCGCTGCTCACGCTGCCGGTGTCCGTGTTGTGTCGTCACCGATGTTCCCCCGCTTCCTTGTGAAGCAGTCTATCAATGATGCGATCCTTGGCGTGTTCCCTGACTTGTACGGTACTGCTGCTACTGAGTTTGATTTCTCGGCAGCGGTCACTACGTATGGTTTGCCTGTCGGTGCCGATGACGTGTTCCATATTGCTTGGCAGCAGATTGGCCCGTCGCAGGAGTGGGCACCGATCCGTCGGTACCGTGTCGATAAGAATGCTGACACTACTTTGTTCCCGTCGGGTGTCACTGTGTCTATCTACGACATGATTGTTCCTGGCCGCAAGGTCCGTGTTTCTTACACGAAGCAGCCTACGGCGCTAACGAACAACAATGACAACTTTTCTACTGTTACTGGTTTGCCTTCGTCTTGCGAGGATGTCATTCGTCTTGGTGCAGCGTACCGCCTGGTCCCGTACTTCGATGCGGCTCACCTTGCCGGTATGTCGGCTGAGGCTGACTTCTCCGCGAACATGCGTCCTGTCGGTGGTGCAGCCCAGATGGGTAAGTATCTGCTTCAGTTGTATCAGATCCGTCTCGCTGAAGAGTCTCGCAAGCTTCAGAACATTTTCCCCAACCGTAGTTACTACACCCGCTAAGGATACATATGGGTACTCCCACTAGGTACTATTCTTCTACGGCACGTAAGACTACCCTGACCGCTAACATTACTGCGGTTGCCACGACTATGAACGTTGCTGGTGTTACGGGTTGGCCTTCCCTGTATCCGTACACTCTGATCATTGACCGCGATACGGTGAATGAGGAAGTGGTAACTGTTACGGCCCGTTCGGGTCTAACGGTTACTGTGACTCGCGGTTCGGATTCGACTCCGGCTGTGACTCATACTGCTGGTGCGACGGTTGAGCATGGTGTGTCTGCTCGTGACTTCGCGGAGTCCCGTACTCACGAGGCTGATACTGAGGCTGTTCATGGTCTTGGTCTTGGTTCTGCCGTGGTGGGTACTACGGATGCCCAGACTCTGAGTAACAAGACTTTGGGTACGAATCTTGCTGCTGGTGGTTTCAAGATCACTGGTCTGGGTACTCCGACTACTGGTACGGATGCGGTCAATAAGACGTATACGGATACGGCTATGACGAGCCAGGTGGCTCAGGCTACTGCCGCTAAGGTTGCTGCTGAGGCTGCTGAGGTTGCTGCCGAGCTGGCGGAGACGAACGCGGAGACTGCTGCGACCGCTGCTGCTGCCTCTCAGAGCGCCGCTGCGGGGTCAGCAACGTCTGCTGGTACATCTGCTACTAACGCTGCTGCTAGTGCCTCTACGGCGACGACAAAGGCTTCTGAGGCTAGTACGTCTGCCACGAATGCTGCTACGTCGGCTTCGGGTGCGTCTACGTCGGCTACTGCCGCTGCCGCTAGTGCTACGGCTGCTTCCGGTTCTGCGACTACGGCTTCCACTCAGGCCACGAACGCTGCCGCTTCCGCCTCGTCTGCCACCTCGTCTGCGTCGTCTGCTACAGCTTCGGCTGCTACGGCTACGACTAAGGCAGCGGAGGCTGCGACTTCGGCAACGAATGCCGCTACTTCTGCCACGTCGGCGGGTACGTCAGCGACTAACGCCGCAACGTCAGCAACATCAGCGACCAGTTCAGCATCGTCTGCATCAAGTTCAGCGTCTGCCGCTTCCACGTCAGCATCTAATGCTGCTACGTCTGCGACTTCCGCTGGCACGTCGGCAACAAACGCTGCAGCGAGTGAGACTGCTGCCGCTGGTTCGGCTACGTCTGCGGCAACGAGTGCCACAAGTGCAGCGGCATCGTTCGATTCCTTCGATGACCGTTACCTCGGTGCGAAGACCTCGGACCCGACTGTCGATAATGACGGTAACGCCCTGATCACTGGTGCTCTGTACTTCAACAGTGTATCTAACGCGATGAAGGTGTACAACGGTTCCACTTGGGATCTGGTTGCACCGGATACGTCAAGCTTTATTAGCAAGACACTGATTGACGCTAAGGGTGACCTGATTGTTGGCTCTGCAGCGGATACGGTTATCCGTCTCGCTGTCGGTACTGACACGTATGTTCTTACCGCCGACTCCACTCAGCCTGGTGGTGTCACGTGGGCCGCTTCTGCTGGTGGCGGTGCTGGTTTTCAAGATATTTTCCTTCTGATGGGAGCGTAATTCAATGGCTACTTCTACCTACAAGCGTCTCGGTGCGGCGCAGGGCAACGGTGTCATTGGTACCGCTGCTAACATTTACACTTGCCCGACTGCTACGGCAGCCGTGGTGTCTACGATCAACGTGTGCAACACGTCTAGCACTGCAGCTACGTTCACTATCGGCATCTCGACTACTTCGGCTACGTACCAGGCTGCCGGCTACTTGTTCTATCAGGTGAGCCTTGCCGGTAATGATTCGTTCACGGCGACTATTGGCGCGACTTTGGATGCTACGAATAAGTATCTGGTTGCGTCGTCGTCTGCTTCTACTGTTTCGTTCTCCGTGTTCGGGTCGGAGATTGCCTAATGACTCTCTCTACTGCGAGCGGTAAGCGGCTCCAGTCGGGGTCTGCTGCTGCCGTTTCGGGCGGTACTTTTACTACGTACACTTCGGGTGGTAACACGTATAACGTGTACACGTTTACCGCGTCTGGAACTTTGACTGTTGCTACTGCTGGACAGGTTGATGTTCTCGTTGTAGGCGGCGGCGGTGCTGGTGGAAATGCAGATTCCTCCGATCTCAGCAACCACGGCGGAGGTGGCGCGGGAGGCTATGTTGCTGCAAGCATATTTCTTCCCGCAGGCTCACAAACAGTAACCGTTGGTGCTGGTGGTGCTTTGCGTGATTCAGGCGGCGGCGGAGACTCGTCCATTGGTTCATTCATAACCGCTACTGGCGGTGGAACTGGCGGATACACTTTTGGCGGAGCGGCATCTACTACTAACGGCGGTAACCGTGGCGGTTCTGGTGGCGGTGGAATTCCTGCTACTAATGCTGTTTTCCGCCCTGGTGCGCGTGGAATTCTAGGCCAAGGTAATGCTGGCGGTGCAGGAACAAGCGGTGGCGGTAGCGGTGGTTCTGGTGGCGGTGGTGGCGCTGGTGCTGCCGGCGCTGATTCTTCGGGTAACAACGCTGGCGCTGGTGGCGTGGGCCTTGCATCTTTAATTACTGGAACTTCTACTTTTTACGCTGGTGGTGGCGGCGGTTCTGCTAACTCTGGAACCCCTGGTGCTGGCGGTAATGGCGGCGGCGGTGCTGGCGGAACCTCTACTGGAACTAACGGTACTGCTAATACAGGTGGCGGCGGCGGTGGCGCGTACAACACAAACACGGCGGGTACTGGCGGCAGCGGTATTGTCATTGTTCGTACTCTTGCTTCTACTGCACGTTCCCCGCTGTCGGTGGTTGCCACGGGTGGCACACTCACTACGTTCACGGGTAACGGGTCTATTGGTTTGAATGGTGCTGGGTACAACGTTCACACGTTTACTTCTTCTGGAACGTTCACGGTCACTAATGGTGGATACGTTGATGCTGTTCTTATTGGCGGTGGCGCTGGTGGCGGCGCTTGGGCAGGCGGTGGCGGTGGCGCAGGCGACATTGTTTCTGGAAATTATTTTCTTCCCGCTGGTTCATACACGGTAACAGTAGGCTCAGGAGGTAGCCCAGGAACTACTGTTGGAGCAAATACATACACCTACGCTGGTTACAATGGTAATCGTTCGATTATTGCTGGAATAGCGGCTTCTTCTGGTGGCGGTGGCGGTGCTTCCTACACAAATACCACTGGTCCTACTGCTGCTCGTGATGGTGCGTCTGGTGGTGGTGGCGCTTACTTGTCACTTCCAAATGGTGCTGCCACTTTTGGTAGTGGTAACGCTGGTGGAAATGGAAATAGTAATGCTGGCGGTGGCGGTGGAGGGGGTGCTGGCGGGGCTGGCACTTCAGCGACATCTACTAATGGTGGTGCTGGCGGATCAGGCGCAGTATCTACAATCACTGGCGCATCGGTCACCTATGCTGGTGGAGGTGGAGGTTCTGGGCAGTCAACTGGTGGAACTGCTGGTAGCGGAGGAGCGGGTGCTGGCGTTGCTGGTGGAACTCTTACTGGAAACAGTGGAACCGCAAATACTGGTTCGGGTGGTGGAGGAACACGTAACTCTGCTGATACCAACTCTGCGACTGCTGGCGCTGGTGGTTCTGGTGTTGTCGTTATTCGTTACCAGACTAGTTAAGGATTAGGGACTCATGGCTGTAACGAGGTATTCGCAGATCGCTTCCGCTTCTTCAACGGCGGGGACGATTCCTGCCGCTGGTCGCTTTGCCGCTGTATCTGGCGGCACTACTACTTCGTATTCGTCTGGTGGTGTGACGTATCAGGTGCAGACGTTTACTGCGTCGGGGACTTTGACTGTCTCTAATAGCGGCCTGGTCGATGTGCTGGTCGTTGGCGGAGGTGGCGGAGCAGTCAACCGTACCGATGGTGTTGGCTATGGATACGGTGGCGGTGGAGCGGGCGGAGTAGTCCAAGGCAACGGACAGTTTCTTTCCGCTGGAACATACACAGTAACTATCGGTGCTGGTGGTATTGGCAATGCCGAAGCGACTACTGATAGTGCGCTTGGTTCAGTCCTTACTGCTTGTGGCGGCAGCGGTTTTGGCAGCACTGGCGGAACGTCCAAGGGTGGTTCTGGCGGAGGCGGCTGGGACGGTGCTGTTGGAGGATTTGGAACCCTAAATCAGGGCAATGCTGGCGGCACTGGTGCATCTGGCCGTGGCGGAGGTGGCGGCGGTGCGGGAGGAGTCGGTACTGGTGGCGCGACTAATCCCCCAAATGGCGGCATTGGTATTTCATCTGGCATAAACGGTACTGCTACTTATTACGGTGGTGGGGGCGGTGGAGGCGGCGCTAACTCCACTGGCGGTCTCGGCGGTGGCGGTAATGGAAAGGCTTACGGCACTACCCCCACTAACGGTACTGCGAATACCGGTGGTGGCGCTGGTGGTGGCGGTGGGCAGTCTGGTGGTTCTGGTACACAGAATGGTGGTAGCGGGGTTGTTATTGTCCGTACCGTAACCGCTGGCGCCGCACCTTCTGGTCTTGTTGCTTCTGGTGGCACTTACACGACTTACACGGGTAACGGCACTAACGGTGTCAATGGGCGTGCCTACGGCGTATCAACTTTTACCGCATCGGGAACATTCACTGTTACTGCTGGTGGTATCGCTGACGTTCTGTGCGTTGCTGCCGGTGGTGGCGGCGGGGACATGAGCTACTTCGCTATGCGAGGCGGCGGCGGTGGTGCGGGTGGATTGCTGTACACAAGTTGCAACTTTAGCTCTGGTAGTTACAGCGTTGTTATTGGTAGCGGTGGTGCAGGTGCGGCAAACAGTTCCAGCGGGGCCAGTGGAAACCGATCTTACGTTCAGGGAATTATCTACTCTGAAGGTGGTGGAGGTGGTGGTGGCACTAGCAGTGGTGGCTCTGCCGCTGGTGGTGCTGGTGGATCTGGTGGTGCTGGGGCAAATACTGGCGCTGTCGGGGTTGGTATTCCTGGTCAGGGAAACAACGGCGGCACTGGTCAGGGTTCTCTGAATGAGAACGGTGCTGGCGGTGGTGGGGCTGGTGGAATCGGGACTAACGGAACTACAAGTTCCCTTGGTTCTGGTGGTCCTGGTCTAGCAAACTCTATTACTGGAACTTCTGTTACCTATGCAACTGGTGGTTCACCTGCTAACGGTACGGTTGGCCCAATCAATACGGGTAATGGAGGTGGCGGAAGTAATCAGGATGGAACCTCTAACGCCGCTGCTGGCGGTTCGGGAATTGTTGTTATTCGTTGGGCACTTTAGGAAGGTATGAACATGGCAAGCGAGAACGCACACGCAGCAAAGATCGAGAACGGTGTAGTCACCCAGGTTATCGTTATCCCCCATTGTGGTGATGATGATGCCGCTGTGACTGCCTATTGCAACGGCATCGGCCTTGCAGGCACGTGGATTGACACGTCATACATCGGGTCACGACGCGGCAAGTACGCCGGTATCGGTGACACCTACGACGCTGAGCTTGACGAGTTCGTCAGCCCCGTCGTTGAAGCACCTGCCGAATAAGACACCAGTAGAAGGGTTGGCCCGTGGTCAACATTGAAATCACCGATCCGGTAGTCAATGATCTAACCTTCGGGTCACCGCAGGGATCGTCAGGCACCATCAACGCACCCACGAACATGAACTGGGATTGTTCTATCGGTGACCTGACATTCCTGTACGGCATCTCGGACCAGTATCCGTTCCAACGGCAGACTG